CAAGATCATAGACCAAAAGACTGCGAAGAGATTGTCTCCGTTTCGTCAAGTGCGTGAGCGAATAATTAATCGCAAGGGCAAGGATCATAACGTATACGACTTGGTTGGTGTTGCCACCATGGATTACTATGAGTTGTACATTAAATTCACGTATACGAATCAAGAGTCATACAGCCTGAACAATATTGCCAGCGTGGAACTGGGAGAAGCCAAGACCAATTACGAAGAGTATGACGGCATCAAGGACTTCTACACCAAGGACTGGCAGAAGTTCATGGAGTACAACAATCAAGACGTTGTGCTGGTGCAGCGACTGGACAAGAAGTTGAAATTAATGGAACTGGTTGTGGCTATGGCATATAACGCCAAGGTTAATTTCATGGACATCTTTTCTCAGGTTAAGACTTGGGATTCTATTATCTACCACCATCTGAACGATAAAAAGATTGCAATTCCTCTAAAGGTTTCAGGAGAAGAACAAGACACTCAGTTTCAGGGAGCGTATGTTAAAGAACCTATGGTGGGCTTGCATGAATGGGTTGTGGCATTCGATTTGGACAGTCTGTATCCTCACTTAATTATTAATTATAATATGTCTCCAGAAACCAAGCACAAGATGGGTAAACGAAATACCCTGAAGCCTGAAGACATTTTGCACCCAGAATCCTATGATGCACAAACAAATTTTATTCGTCTAGAAGATCACCAGAAATTTGCCAAAGAAAATAACATTGCCATTACTTCTAACGGCATCTATTTCAAAAGAGAGAAGCAAGGCTTTCTTCCTGAACTGATGGAAACCATGTATTCAGAGCGAAAGATGTACAAGGAAAAGATGTTGGACTGCAAGGCAGAACTTAAAAATCTGCCTAGTACGGCAACCAAGAAGGAACGAGAACTTCTAGAGTACAAGATCTCCAAGTATAATAATTTTCAGTTGTGTCGCAAGATTCAACTTAATTCCGCTTACGGTGCCATTGGAAACCGATGGTTCCGCTACTACGATCTAGATATCGCAGAAGCAATCACCATTTCTGGGCAGTTAAGTATTCGTTGGATCGAGAAAGCCCTGAACGAGTTTGTCAACAAAATGGTTGGTACCACAGGAAAAGACTATGTGGCAGCATCAGATACCGATTCCATCTACCTGTGTCTTGACAAAGTGGTCCAGAAGGTGTTTGGTGGCAAGATGCCGTCTCAAGAACGAATTGCTGAAGTAATACAAAAGATTTGTGAAGACAAGATTGAACCTTATATTGAAGCCAAGTATCAAGAACTCGCCAATACCATGAATGCCTACAAGCAAAAGATGCACATGAAGCGAGAGTCTATTTCCACCAAAGGTATTTGGACTGCCAAGAAACGATACATGCTGAACAATATCATGGGCGAAGACGGAGTATTATTAAAGATTCCTGAACTCAAGATTGTTGGTATTGAGACGGCAAGGAGTTCTACACCACTAATGGTGCGTACAGCACTGAAGACTGCTATTAGTATTGTTATGAATAAGACGGAATTTGACGTTCAAGAATTTGCAGAAGATTTCAGGAATAAATTTAATAAGGCTTCCATACAGGATATTGCGTTTCCTCGTAGCGTGTCTGGTCTAGATCGATACGAATGTACTACGGCAGTGTATAAGAAGGGAACTCCTATTGCGGTGAAGGCATCCCTATTATTTAATGATTATTTGGAAAAGAATAATCTAGAGAAGAAATATAGAAAAATTGCTGAGGCAGATAAAATTAAATTTATTTACTTGAAGGAACCTAATCCGTTCTCTATAGTGAGCGGAAAAGAACAAGTAATTGCATTTATGCAACACATTCCCAAAGAACTCCACCTAGATAAGTATGTGAATCGAGACCTACAATTTGAGAAATCTTTCAAAGATCCCTTGACAAGGATTCTAGATGTGATACAATGGAGTGTAGAGAAAATTAGTACCTTGGAGAGTTGTTTCGAATGATAACGATGGAATTTATTTGTGTAACAATTCTTTTTGTATTATTTGTCTGTTTGACTATTGTTGGTTTTTGTGAAACGGTTGAAGAATTTAAAAATAAAAGTAAAGGAAAAAAATGAGCTTTTTGAATGATATTATTAAAAATTCAGGTAATGAATACGCTTGCACAGTGGAAGATGGTATTGACGGCAGTGATGTTAAGGGTTTTATTGATACAGGCAGTTACGCATTTAATGCTTTGGTGAGCGGTTCCCTCTATGGCGGAATCCCCAACAATAAGATCATTGCTTTGGCTGGCGAGTCTGCCACAGGCAAGACCTACTTTGCTATCGGCATGGTGAAGCGATTCCTAGAGAACAATAAAGATGCTGTGGTTCTTTACTTTGACACAGAACAAGCCGTGACTTCAGATATGTTTATCAGTCGTGGTATTGACTCTAAGCGTGTGGCTATCTTTCCTGTAGCGACTGTGGAAGAGTTTCGCAAGCAACTCATTACTATTGCAGACAAGTACCTAGAGCAAGATATCGCCAAGCGAAAGCCTATGATGGTTGTGCTTGACTCTCTGGGAATGTTGTCTACAAGCAAGGAAATCAACGACACAACAGAAGGCAAGGAAGTCCGAGACATGACTCGTGCTCAAGTTATTAAGAGTACATTCCGTGTGCTTACTCTGAAGTTGGGTAAGGCAGGAATTCCTCTTATTATGACTAACCATACCTATGATGTTATTGGATCCTATGTTCCAATGAAGGAAATGGGCGGAGGTTCAGGTCTCAAGTACGCTGCATCCACCATTGTATTCTTGTCAAAGAAGAAGGACAAGGATTCGGAAGGTCAGGTTATTGGCAACATTATTCACTGCAAGTTATACAAGAGTCGCCTAACCAAAGAGAATCAAATGGTTGATGTTCGACTAAATTACGACAGCGGCTTAAATCTTTATTACGGATTACTTGACTTAGCTCTAAAGCATGGTATATTTAAGAAGGTCTCAACTCGCATTGAACTTCCTAACGGAGACAAGACTTTCGAGAAGACCATTAACGATGATCCAGAAAAGTTTTTTACCCCAGACGTAATGACGCAACTAGAACTTGCAGCAGCAAAAGAATTTAAATACGGTCAATAAAATATGAAAGATTTTGAGCATGTCCTTTTAGAAGGACTTCTCTTTCGAGAAGACTTCTACAAGAAAGTTATTCCATTCATTAGTTTGGAATACTTTCATCGAAACTCAGTGCAGATGTTGTATACCTGCATTCATGACTTTGTTATTCAGTATAACGGTTGTCCTTCAAAAGAGGCAATCAGTATCTGTCTAGAAAAGCATAAGGGTATCAGTCAGGCAGATTACGATATCTGCATTGAGATGCTAGAGTCGTTTCAGAAAGAAGAAGCGGATAAGCACAACATTGATTGGTTGGTGGAAGAAACCGAGAAGTTTTGTAAAGAAAAGGCTCTCTACAACGGCATCATGGAATCTATTCACATCATTGACGGTAAGAGCAAGGATAAAACCAAAACGGCTATTCCTGACATCTTGAGCAAGGCTTTGTCTGTGTCTTTTGATACTCATATCGGACACGATTACCTAGAGGATACGGAACTTCGATACGATTTCTATCACAAGGTAGAGCAACGAGTTCCGTTTGACCTAGAGTACTTGAACACGATTACTGCGGGTGGTACACCAAACAAGACTCTTAATATTGTTATGGCTGGAACTGGAGTAGGTAAGTCTTTGTTCTTGTGTCATCATGCGGCTAACTGTATCTCGCAGGGCAAGAACGTTCTCTATATTACTTGTGAAATGGCAGAAGAAAGAATTGCAGAGCGCATCGACGCAAATCTGTTGGATACTACACTTGATTCCCTGCGTGATCTCAGCAAAGAAGTCTACGACAAAAGAATCAATAACATGAAGCAAACAGTCAAGGGTAAACTTATTATTAAAGAGTATCCTACTGCAAGTTCCAGTGTGAATCATTTCCGTGTGCTGTTGGATGAGTTGTGGCTCAAGAAGAAGTTCAAGCCTGATGTAATTTTTATAGATTATTTAAATATCTGTGCATCCTCTAGAATGAAGCAGGGTACGAATGTAAACTCATACACCTACATCAAAGCCATTGCAGAAGAACTACGAGGATTAGCCACAGAACGAAACGTTCCTATCTGGTCAGCCACACAGGTTAATCGTGTTGGGTTTGGTAATTCAGATTTTGGTTTGGAAGATACGAGTGAATCGTTTGGTCTTCCTGCTACTGCTGACTTCATGATTGCCTTGATTGCCACAGAACGCCTAGATGAAATCAATCAGATCATGGTTAAGCAGTTAAAGAATCGGTACAACGACACGGTGGCTAATCGTAAGTTTGTGCTTGGAATCAATCGAGCCAAGATGAAGTTGTATGATATTCCGAAGTCGGAACAGCCTCAGTTGTCGGATAGTAATCCGCAGAGTCCACCAGATAATGATGAACAACGTTTCAATAACAAGTTCAAGAAATCAGACAAATTTACAGGATGGAAGGTATGAGTATGTACATCGACAAAAAGTTTGTTAATTTTGTAGGAGCAAGCCTGGAAAAGTTCGCCTGGAAGAAAGATACTCTTGCTTCTTGTCGTTGTCCTATCTGCGGAGACTCCTCCAAAAATAAAAACAAAACTAGAGGATTCTTCTTTGTTAACAAGAATAAATACTTCTACAAGTGCCACAACTGCGGAGTTTCGTGTAACTTGTACGGCTTTCTAGAGAAAGTTTCTCCTTCTTTGTGTAAGGAGTATTCTTTAGAAGTCTGGAAGGATGGAGACGGACTAAAGACAAAAAAGAAAACAGAACCAGTAGTGGCTATTAAAAAAATAAAGAAAAAGTATACGATAGAGTTGCCTCCAGTATCAGAACTTCCACCAAATCATCCGTGCAGAACCTTTGTGGAACTTAGAAAGATTCCTAGAACCGCATGGAAGTATCTGTACTATGCAGAAGACTTTGGAACTTGGGCAAGAACAATTAACTCGGAATCTGCAGAGGCACTAGAGCAGAGTTCTCGTCTAGTCATTCCTATCGTGAATGAAAAGGGTGAATTGGTTGGAGCACAAGGAAGAGCCCTTAGTATTACTGGTGATCGTAATGCTCGCAAGACTGCTAGGTACATTACCATTAAGACCGAAGGTCAAGAGCACAAGGGATGGTTTGGTCTGGATCGTGTAGATACTGGAACCGTCTATGTGGTAGAAGGTCCACTAGATTCTCTATTCATTCCTAATTGTGTTGCCATGATTGGTCTTAGTGATGCCTTAAATGTTCCCAGTCATTTGAAATCCAGATCTCTTGTATACCTTATAGATAATGAACCAAGGAACGAGGCAGTAGTGCTAACGATAGGAAAACTATTAGATCAAGATAAGAAGGTTTGCGTTT